ACATCCTCGGCAAGTCGGTCACTCTTGTCAGACCGACAGAGGACTTGATGTCGTGGCTCAAGAACGCGCACAAGGCGGGAGAGCTGCTGAAGCCTGTCTACCTCCCGATGGTCGAGTCGCCGCTTGATTGGAAGAAGCCTGTCAATGGCGGGTATGGTGCGGTGTTCAGCCGCAATCGCCCGCTCATCAAGCACAGGTCGAAGAACTACATGAAGACGCTGGAGTCGGTCGGAATGCCGAACGTCTACAGCGCACTCAATGCGTTGCAGAAGACTCCGTATCGGATCAATGACCAGATCCTAGAGGTCATTCAGCAGTGCTGGGACAGCGGCTTGCCGATCGAAGGCATCCCGACGAACAGCGATCTGCTGCTTCCGACGAAGCCCGCGGACATCGATACGAACCTTGAGTCACGGCGGCAGTGGCGCAAGGAGGCAGCACGGGCTCACTTCGAGAATGAGCGGCTTCAGTCGAAGCGGCTTCAGGTGTCGAAGATCCTGTACCTCGCGAACAAGTTCAAGGGCACGAGGATCTGGTATCCGAGGCAGCTCGACTTCCGGGGTCGCGAGTACCCGATCCCGTACTACCTCCAGCCGCAGGGGCCGGATATCGCGAAGGGGCTGCTGCTGTTTGATCAGTCGAAGCCGATCCGTGATGACAGCGATGCGGCGTGGCTTGCGATTCATGTCGCTAACACGTTCGGTCACGACAAGCTCTCCTTCGCAGACCGTATCGCATGGGTCAGGAGCAACGACGAGTTCATCCGTGCGATGGGCGAGAATCCGCTCGACATCAAGGATTGGGCTCACGCCGACAAGCCGCTCCAGTTCCTTGCTGCTTGCATGGAGTGGGGTCAGTTCCGTCGAGTCGGCTTCGGCTACGAGAGCCGCCTTCCGGTGTCTATGGACGCTACGACGCAGGGCTTGCAGATCTACAGCCTCCTGCTCCGTGATCCTGTCGGCGGCATGGCGACGAATTGCCTTCCTAGGGCAGAGCCGAACGACATCTACGGGGAGGTCGCTGATGTCGTCCGGACGAAGCTGGCGGCATCTACAGACCCTTACGCGGCAAAGTGGCTAGCCTTCGGCATCGACCGCAAGACGACGAAGCGGCAGACGATGACCCTGCCCTACGGAAGCACGTTCTTCAGCTGCCGAAGCTACACGACGGAATGGTTCTACGAGCAGATCAAGAAGAACGGCAAGACGAATCCGTTCGGTGATGAGACGTACAAGCCGTGCGCCTTCTTGGCTTCAGTCATCTGGGAGTCGATCGGAGAGGTCGTCAAGTCTGCCCGTACTTGCATGGGCTGGCTTCAGGAAGTCGCGGACATCTGCATGGAGAACAAGGTGTCTCCTCAGTGGTGGACTCCGAACGGCTTCCTGATCGACATGCGCTATGAGCAGACCGACGCGATCAACGTAAAGACGGCGATCGGACGGAAGATTCGTCAGCACCAGCTTCGGGTAGGCAACGGGAAGTTGGATCAGCGCAAGACGAAGAATGCGATTGCCCCTAACTTCGTTCACGGGCTAGACGGTCTAGGGGGTCTACTTGGGTTTACTGTAAACCTCGCTGCTGCAAACAACATCACTTCAATTCGTCCGACCCACGACGAAATTGCGGTTCTAGCCGCAGACGCTGGAATGATGTCCTCATGCGTCCGACAGGCTACGGTGAATATGTTTTCTTCAGAAATCTTGGAAGATTTCTCCTCCGAGATCTCGACATTGCTCCCGAAGTCTGTAGAATTGCCCCCTGTTCCACCTAAGGGAACCTTGGATATCCAAGATGTACTTAAGAGTGACTATTACTTCTCTTAAGCATCTGAGGGTTTACTGAGGTAAACTTCCTAAATGGAATAGAAGTGTAGTGTGTACTACACTTAAGCACACTCAGGATTTCTAGGAGAAACCAATGGCTGACAAGAAGAAGTACGTTCGTGGCACGACCCCTAAGGGCACTGCGGCTTGGCCGCGGCTGACCGAGCCTGACTGCACGTTCGATCCGAACGGCATGTACAGCGTCAATCTCCGGATGTCTGTCGCTGAGGCGGCGGCGTTCATGGCTCAGATCGACGAGGCCCACAAGGCTCAGGTCGCCGAAGTCGTCAAGGAGCTGAAGTCGAAGGGCAAGCCGCCGAAGGTCAAGGAGGCTGATCGTCCGTACAAGCCTGTTCTCGACGAGGACGGCAACGACACGGGCGAGGTCGAGTTCAAGTTCAAGCTGAAGGCGATGGCCGGGTCGAAGGACAAGCAGTGGGCTCAGAAGCCGCGCCTGTTCGACTCGAAGGGCAAGCCGCTCTCGGCTGATGTCAAGGTCGGCTCTGGCTCGACGATCAAGGTCGGCTACGAGATGTTCCCGTACTACGTCGCGTCTGTCGGCTGCGGTGTCAGCCTCCGCGTCCTCGCGGTTCAGGTTCTTGATCTCGTCGAGTACGGTGGTGGCAACAACTTCCGTCAGTTCGGCTTCTCCGAGGAGGAGGGGTTCGAGGCTACGGAGCAGCCGACTCTCGGAGCGCAGGGCGACTCCGATGTTGATGATGACGCATCCTCGTTCTGATGGCTCAGTTCCTTCTGACCGTTCCGCTCGTTCCTGTCCCGGCCTCACGGCCTCGGTTTAGCCGCTTCGGCAAGCCGTACTACGGCAAGAACTACACGGCGTTCAGGAAGGACGCTACTCGCTACTTGGAGTCTGAGTTGTTCAAAGATGCCATTGAGCAATCCGGTATCAGATTTCCGCTGCTTGGGAGTCTTCGGCTGAAGGCGGTATACATCGTCGGAAAGCCGAAGACTTCCAAGCGGGAGTGGCCTGTAGGAGACGTAGACAACTACTTGAAGACACTGGATGTCTTCAACGGAATTCTGTGGCAGGACGATGACCAAATCACGGTGATGGAAGGTCGCAAGGTATGGGGCAATCCCCAGATTCACCTTGCGATTGAGTACGATGAAGAACAGCAAATTCGTCAGGCACGAGCCGTGCCCAAAGTGCGGCTCAAAGGACAACCTCTCAAGGTTCGATGACGGACATGCGTGGTGCTTCGGATGCAAGCACTACGAGGCAGGGGACGGCGAAGTACAACCCGAAAAGAAGGAAACCAAAGTGAAGGCACTCATTGAGTACGAGATCACCGCGCTGTCGAAGCGCGATATCAACGAAGACACTTGCCGCAAGTGGCGATACGGCGTCGGCAAGTACAACGGCATCCCGGTTCAGGTCGCGAACTACTGCGACGAGTCAGGATCTGTCGTTGCTCAGAAGCTCCGGATGCCGAACAAGAGCTTCGTCATCCTCGGCGAAAGCGACAAGATCGGGCTGTACGGTCAGCACCTGTGGCGCGACGGCGGCAAGATGGTCACGATCACGGAGGGAGAGATCGACGCGCTCACCGTGTCGCAGCTGTTCCAGAACAAGTGGCCTGTCGTGTCGATCCCGCACGGGGCGCAGAGCGCGGCGAAGCACCTCGCGAAGAGCCTAGATTGGCTTGAGAAGTTCGAGACGATCGTCCTGTGCTTCGACAACGACGAGCCGGGGCAGAAGGCGGCGCAGGAGTGTGCGCTGCTGTTTACTCCGGGTAAAGCGAAGATCGTCACCGGGCTTCCGGGCAAGGATCCGAACGAGTGCTTCGTCGCTGGCAAGGGCAAGGAAGTCGTCGATGCGATCTGGTCGGCGAAGGTGTTCCGCCCGGATGGCGTCGTTCCCGGCGAGGAACTGTGGCCGCTGATCTCCTCGGAAGAGGAAGTGCCGACGATCATGTACCCGTGGTCAGGGCTCAACGACAAGCTCATGGGCATTCGCTCCGGCGAACTCGTGACGATCACCTCCGGCTCCGGCATCGGCAAGAGCTCGTTCTGCCGCGAACTCGCGTACTGGCTCATGGGTCAGGGCGCGAAGATCGGCTACATCGCGCTCGAAGAGAACATCCGGCGCACTGGCGAGAACATCATGGCTCTACACATGAACATCCCTCGCTTCCACTGGAAGGAGCGCGGCGTCACTACGGAGCAGAAGAAGGAGGCGTTCGAGGCTACGCTCGGCACGAAGCAGATCGTCCTGTACGACCACTGGGGATCCTGCGATTCCGACAACCTCGTGTCGCAGATCCGGTACATGGCGAAGGGCATGGGCTGCACCCACATCTTCTTGGATCACCTCAGCATC